TCTCACAGGCATGATGCAAGTAACTACCGACCCTGAAACACAAATGATTCTACAGTCGATGGCCATTATGAACATGGACGGCGAAGGCATTGGCGACATCAAGGACTTCTTCAGAACGAAACTTGTACAGCTTGGCGTTGTTAAGCCTACCGAAGAAGAACAGCAGCAGATGATGGAAGCGGCTATGGCTCAAGGCCAGCAGCCTGATCCACAATCCATGTACTTGATGGCAGAGTCCGCCAAGGCTGAGGCTTTGGCATTGAAGGCTCAAGCCGACACAGAATACAGCATTGCACGCACGGAAGAAACCCGTGCTAAAACGGCAGAGACCATTTCAAACATTGACATTGACCAGCGCAAGTCAGCGATTGAAACGGCTGAAAAGATTGGGGCTGCACTACAGCCGCAAACGAATGTGGTTCCACCCACCACGCAATTTGGGTGAGCTTACGGGGTAAAATATGAAAACGGCAGAACTGGAGAATGACGACGCTTTTGAATTAGCTGAACTTGATACTGAATCCGATACTGATGATGAGAACCTTGCCGTCTCAGTTGATGATGAAGATGAAGATGATGATGAGGATGAAGTTGTTATTTCGATAGGTGAGGAATCGCCACCTCAAGAGGAAGAAGCTCGCGCACCTGCATGGGTTCGTGAGTTGCGTAAAGCAAATCGGGAAAAAGAACGTGAAATCCGCGAACTGAAAGCAAAGCTAACTGCTACAGCAACTGAGACCAAGCCGGTTGAATTGAAAGCAAAGCCAACGCTTGAAAGTTGTGATTACGATTCTGACGAATATGAAAACAAGCTGGCTGAATGGTATGAGCATAAACGCGAATACGATGCAGTCGAATCCAATGCTGCGGCCAAGCGAGATGCTGAAGCCAAAGAATGGCAGGACAAGCTTGATTCCTATGCGAAGGCTCGTGCCTCGCTAAAGGTGCGGGATTACGAAGATGCCGAAGCGTTCGCGCTAGACACCTTCAACGTCACGCAACAGGGAATTGTTCTTCAGGGTTCTGAAAATCCTGCACACCTGATTTACGCCCTTGGTAAGAGCCAAAAGCGTGCCAAGGAATTAGCCTCAATCAATGACCCCGTGAAGTTTGCCTTCGCGGTAGCTAAACTGGAGACTCAGTTGAAAGTAACTAATCGCAAGGCAGCAACAGCGCCTGAACGCACAATCACTAGTGGTGGTGGTCGCATTTCTGGTTCTGTAGACTCAGCACTTGATCGCTTACGCGAAGAAGCCTTGAAGACCGGCGATTTGTCAAAGGTCATGGCTTACAAACGTGGCAAGAAAACTTAATTTAGAAAGAATAGGGAATTAAATATGGCTAACGCTTTTTCGAAAGAAGAAATTGTTGCTTTTGAGGACATCCTCGAAGGCTTCAACGATGCTTTGATCCTGTCAAAGAACATCAACGTATACAACACCAACGGCGTAACAATGGAACGCGCACGCGACACCATCTGGCGTCCACAACCTTACATCGCTCAGTCATTCGACCGCGTTGTAGGCACTTCGATTGCTGGTGATGTCACCAACATGACTCAGCTTTCTGTTCCATCGACTCTCGGTTTCCAGAAGTGCTCTGCTTGGCAGATGAACGCACTGGAACTGCGTGATGCGTTGCAGGAAGGTCGCTTGGGCGATTCAGCAAAGCAGAAGCTTGCTTCGGACATTAACCTTTCCGTTATGGATTTGGCTGCTGCTCAGGGCACGCTTGTTGTTGACGTAGCTACCGCCGCTGGCGATTATGATGACATCGCGCTTTGCGACAGCATCATGAACGAACAGGGTGTTATGGCTGGTGATCGTTACCTCGCTTTGTCGAGCCGCGATTACAACGGCATGGCTGGCAACTTGGCAGTAGCGACTCGTTCGTTCACTGGTAACAAGTCGGCTAACGCATATGAGCGTTCGTTCGTTGGTGAAGTCGCAAGCTTCCAAACTTACAAGCTCGACTATGCTAACCGTTGTGCTGCTAACGCTGCAACTCCAACGATTGCTACCAATGGCGCACAGGTTCGTTACGTTCCTCAGGCGACCACGACCAGCACTGGCGGCGTTCTCAACGTTGACAACCGTTATCAGACCGTAACCGTCTCCTCGACAACTGGCGTTGTTGCTGGCGATGCGTTCACGATTGATGGCATTGAAGCTGTACACCACATCACGAAGCGTTCGACTGGCGAACTGAAGACGTTCCGCGTTATTGAAGTTGTCAACGGCACTTCGATGGTTATCAGCCCTCCGATCATCGGTGCTAACTCGGCTCCAACTGATGCTGAACTTCAGTATCAGAACGTCGACGTTGCAGCGACCTCGGCAACTGCTGCGATCAACTTCTTGAACGTTGCGGCTTCGAACATCAACCCATTCTGGCGCAAGGATTCGATTGAACTCCTCCCAGGTCGCTATGCTGTTCCAGATGGCGCAGGCGTTGACGTTCTTCGTGCATCGACGGATCAGGGTATCGAATTGGTCATGACCAAGAAGTTCGATCCACTGACCTTCCAGACGCTTTACACGCTGGACACACTGTATGGTGTGGTCATGACGAACCCGGAAATGGCAGGGGTGCTATTGTTTAATCAATCTTGATTGAATAGGATAATACCGCTATGGTTTCTGAAAGGAGATCATAGCGTGTATTATCTGTACCAACTAACTTTCTCTAACGGGAAAGCTTACATAGGACAGACGGTTCGAAATATGAACGTTCGTATGGCACAACACAGAACTGCTGCTAATCGTGGTAGCAATCTTCCGGTGCATAATGCGTGGCGGAAATATGGAGAGCCGTCTGTTTCTATTTTATTAGAATGCGATTGCGTTGAGCAGTTGCATAAAGCTGAAATTGATATGATCCGTGATTGCGGGACACTATCACCTAACGGATATAATTTATGCCTTGGCGGTGAAACAGCTCCCTCAAAATCACCAGAGGTTGCAGCGAAAATAGCAGCCAAGGCAAGGGGCCGAAAGATTGCGGACACATCTGCTGTATCTGATGGCGTTCGCCTAAATTGGCAGAATCCTGAATACAGAAAGAAAGTCTCTGAAGGCCTAAAGGCTTCTTGGAATGATGATAGGCGCGAGGCTGCATCTATTCGTATTAAAAAGATGTGGGCGCAGCGCGAATCTATTGGCTGGTCAATGTCAGATGAAACGAAAGATAAACTTTCCAAAAAAGTAATTTCGGATGAAACAAGAGCGAAAATGAGTGCTGCCGCAAAGGCTAGAAAAGATCGCAAGCATAGCCCAGAAACTCGTGCTAAGATTGCTGCTGCGACTAAAAAGGCTTGGCAAGATGATGAGCTTACAGATCGTCGCGTTTCTGCTATAAGGCAGGCCAAGGCAAAGAAGGGATAAACCAATGCCATTGAAAAAAGGTTACAGCCGGTCAAGCATCGGCAAGAATATCAAGATGGAAGAAAAGTCTGGTCGCCCTAAGAAGCAGGCCATCGCTATTGCGCTTAATGTCGCACGCGATGCAGCAATGAAAGCTGGCAAGCCATCGAAGGCTCCAAAGCGGAAGGCAAAGAAATGACAGACTTCCCAACCATAGTTTATCGCACCCCTGGCCCACACAAGAAGCCCCGTGGCATGACGTATGCCTACCGGAGTGCGGCGGATAAGGCAGCATTTGACGCATTGATCGCTAAAGGCTGGTCTGCGTCTTATGAAGAAGCCGTGTCTGGAAAGCGTGCAGAAGCAATCATCGCAAAGGCCGAAGCATTCGAAGATGCCGTTGATGACGTATCCGACCCAACCCGCGATGAACTAGAGGCTAAGGCGAAAGAACTTAATGTCTCGTTTAATGCTCGCACTTCTGATAAGAAGCTTGCTGAACGCATTGCGGAAAAACTGGAGGATTGATCGTGGGATATACCAAGAGACAATTCGTAACTGGAGCCTTTGAAGAAATAGGCTTGGCAGATTACGTGTTCGACCTTCAGCCAGAACAGCTTGAAGGCGCTCTACGTCGCTTGGATGCCATGATGATGGAATGGAACGCACAGGGGATTCGCCTTGGTTATCCAATCTCCAACAGCCCACAGCAAGCCGATTTGGACACAGATACCAACACGCCTGATAGCGCATGGGAAGCGGTTATAACAAACCTCGCTGTTCGCATTGCGCCTGGATATGGTAAGGCTGTGTCTCCTGAGACTAAGGTCACAGCAAAGAACGCTTATAATGTGCTTATGCAGCGTGCAGCGTTCCCGCTCGAAAAACAACTTCCAGAAACAATGCCTATTGGTCAGGGCAACAAGCCTTGGCGCTGGGATAATCCTTACGTCTACCCGCCTATCGACCCTGTTGACGCTGGGCCAGATGGCCCCATTGAGTGGAGTTAAGCAATGCCTACTATCAATTTCCTTCCGCTGATTACGCAAATATCAGGCGGTGACAATGTTGTTTTATGGGTTCCCAATCAAGGGGACAGCCGTCGTGCATCTATTACAACGCTTATCGACTACATTCAGGTAAACTTTGGCGCTGTTACCTGTACATCAGTGCAGACAACGCCTGTTCGCTTTGACCAGCTTCCTAATGCTGTTGGCAATGCTGGTGCGCGTGCATTCATCACTAACTGCAACACGACAACGTTCAACGCTGCCGCTGCTGGTGGTGGAACAGATCAAGTCCCAGTGTTCAGCAATGGCACTGCTTGGTACGTCGGCTAATGCCTAAGGACTCTCGCTTGGAAAGGGCTGGCGTTGCGGGTTATAACAAACCCAAGCGCACACCTAACCATCCGAAGAAGTCCCATGTTGTTGTCGCCAAGGTGGGCGATAAGGTTAAGACAATCCGTTTCGGGCAGCAGGGCGTAATGGGTTCACCAGCCAGCAAAGGCGAAAGCGAATCCAACAAGAAGCGCCGCGCATCGTTTAAAGCTAGGCACGCAAAGAATATAGCCAAGGGCAAAATGAGCGCGGCGTTTTGGGCTGATAAGGTAAAATGGTGAAATGACGCAGATTCCAATCCTTAGTGGCATTTACACGGACAACGGGCCGGACTTTCGCACGTCCTATCCGGTGAACTTTGTCCCTGTGCCACAGGCAAACGGAATCAGTAACGGTTATCTGCGACCCGCTGAAGGCATTGTCGGCAACGGCACTGGCCCTGGCATTGATCGCGGTGGTATAAATTACAACGGCGTTTGCTATCGCGTCATGGGTTCCAAGTTCGTATCAGTTGCCAGCAACGGCGCTGTGACGATTTTGGGCGATGTCGGTAACGATGGCCAATATGTAACCCTTGACTACAGCTTTGACTATATCGGCATTGCGTCAAACAACAATCTATTCCTGTGGGATATAAACACGGGCGTTCTCGCTCAGAACACCGACCCTGATCTTGGCGTTGTTCTGGATACAGTTTGGGTTGATGGTTACTGGATGACCACTGATGGCGAGTTCCTTATCGTCACAGACCTAAGCAATCCATTCGCAGTGAACCCGCTGAAATATGGTTCGTCAGAAGTTGACCCTGATCCAGTGGTTGCCCTGCTGAAGCTACGCAATGAAGTCTATGCGCTGAACCGCCACACTATCGAAGTGTTCGACAACGTGGGCGGAGACCTATTCCCGTTCCAACGTATCGAAGGCGCACAGATTGAAAAGGGTGTCATCGGAACGCATGGTTGCTGCGTATTCCTTGAGAACATCGCATTCCTTGGTAGCGGCTTTAACGAAGCTCCAGGGATATATCTTGGCGCGAACGCAAACGCCAATAAGGTCAGCACGCAAGAGATTGACGAGTTACTAGCTAGATTCACTGAAGCGCAGTTGGCTGGAGTAAAGCTAGAGGCACGGAACGATAGGGCGCACCAGCATCTATATATTCACCTTCCTGACCGCACGATTGTATTCGACGCAGCCGCAACGCAAGAGCTAGGCCAGCCTGTTTGGTTCACATTGACAAGCAGCCTTGTGGACTTTGCTCCATATCGCGCTAGGAACTTCGTGTGGTGCTATGACAAGTGGTTACTTGGCGACCCTACCAGCAATGCCATTGGGTATCTGGTAAGGGATATATCGACGCACTGGGGACAGAAGGTGCGCTGGGAGTTTGGCACAACCATTCTATACAACGAAGGTCGTGGCGCGATATTGCAGAACATTGAGCTTGTTGGGCTTACAGGTTCGGTTGTTTACGGCTTAGACCCAACAATTAACACCAGCTATTCGATTGACGGGCAGACATGGAGTCAGCAGAAGTTCATTAAGGCGGGTAAGACCGGAGAGCGTGCAAAGCGTCTTGTATGGTTCCATCAAGGCTGGATGCGTAACTGGCGCGTTCAACGCTTCCAAGGCACATCGGACGCCCATATGTCTTTTGCTAGGCTGGAAGCAGCCATAGAGCCGCTGGCTTACTGATATGGTTCAGAGGCTCAACCTTACCCGCGACCAGCTTGCATCGTTTCTGCAAGATCATGAGCAGATCAAGCAGTTTGAGCGGCTGTTCCAAGTTGTCAGTGATGAAGTGGCTCCGTTTAGTGTTACTGAAGCTACCATCTTGGCTGGCGACGCAGTGGCATCCGCCAATGACGCATTAGCTTCTATCGAGACAATGAAGTCCGTTCTGGAGTATCTTGATCGAGCACCAGCATCAGCAACGCAAGAGCAGATTGCCGATCTTCAAGATCAAGTCACAGCACTTCAGCAGATGCCGCCACCCAAGCAAAGCCGCAACCCGCGCTACGGTTCGTTCTACGACACAACAACGCAGACAGCAGCCGCAATCAATACGGCCTATGCTATGACGTTTAACACCTCAGACCTGTCCTATGGCGTCACACGCGGTACACCAACGTCACGCATTTATGTTGACACGCCCAACGTGTACAACGTGCAATTCTCAGCACAGCTTGATAAGACTGCTGGCGGCACTGCTTTGGTATGGATATGGTTGCGTAAGAACGGTGTGGACGTGCCAGATAGCGCAGGCCAAATCCGCATCCAAGGTAACAACGCGGAAACCCTTGCTGCGTGGAACTACCTCGTTCAGTTGAACGCTGGCGACTATGTAGAAATAATGTGGGAAGTTGACGATACTTCGGTTATTATATTAGCTGAAGCGGCATCGGCAATACACCCGTCAGTCCCTTCGGTCATTCTAACGGTGACTGACAATATAAGTGCTTTGGAGGTATAACATGGCTGTTTCGACAAGAGTTCTAATTCCAGCAAAGATTGCTGAGAACGCACAGACAACGCAATACACTGCGACGAACGTCACAGCTATCATCGACAAGTTCACAGCGACGAACTATAGCGCAACGGCTGCGACGATCAGCGTCAACCTTGTGGCGTTATCTGGCACTGCTGGCAACAGCAACCTTATCGTCAAGAGCAAGACGCTTCAGCCATCTGAAACCTACACGTTCCCTGAGCTAGTCGGCCAGGTGATTGCATCCGGTGGTTTTATTTCAACTATTGCGGGAACAGCTACAGCCATTAATATTCGCGCATCAGGTCGGGAGATAGCATGATGAAAAAGCCAATGATGATTATTGAAGGCTTTGCTGGTCTGCGTGAAAGCGAACCATTCATCACTACCGCTGAGAACAAGAAGAACACAGCGATGGTTATCAAGGACTGGATGCTTGGCCCTAAGAACCCCAGCAACGAGCGAGATGCTAATCCTGAATACTGGATTGCTCTTGGCAAGGCTATGCAGTGCGATGAGGCTGAGGCCCGTCGTCGTCGTTGCTCCCTGTGCGAATATTACGACAATAGCACCATGACGCAGGCCAAGATGGACAAAATCCCTTGGAATCAGTGGGACGTTGACGCTGGGTTCCGTGGCTATTGCACGAAATTCGACTTCATCTGTCACGATTTGCGCTCTTGTCAAGCGTTTGAAGAACGAGAGTTTGAATTTGAAGATTGATTGTGATATGGCCAAGGCACAGAGCTTTAAAGAGCAGCCTGTGGCTCATTTCGTAAAGGTGATGCCGTGACTGCTATATGCCGCACAAAAGACATTAAGACAGTCGAAGGCACACTCATTGAGCCTTTGACGAAAGCTTTTAATGAAGCTGATGTTCAGCGTTTAGAGTCGGCATTTCTTGACCTTCCGCAAGCTGACTGTCCTATCACACATCGCTTTGCTCCAGGCATTTACATCCGTGAAGTAGTGATGCCAGCGGATTCATATGTGGTTGGCCATCATCACAAGACCGTTCACTTTAATAATATGCTATCTGGTCGCCTTACTATCCTAAATGAAGATGGCACAAAAACAGAACTGATAGCGCCTCAGTCGTTCATCTCACCACCTGGTCGCAAGATAGCCTACATTCACGAAGATGTGATCTGGCAGAACATTTTTGCGACTGATGAGCGTGACGTTGAAACACTTGATGAGATGTTCCTAGACAAAAGCGAATCGTGGCAGGAATCAAAGAAGTTTAACCAGATGCTGTTAAGCTTTGACCACTCTGAAGATATTGCTGACTTTTACGCAGCTATTGAGGAGTTTGGCTTTGATGCTGAGACAGTTCGGGAAATATCTGAATTACAATATGACCAGATTCCGTTTCCACATGGCGAGTATAAGGTTGCGCTGGGTGATAGCCAGATCGAAGGCAAGGGATTGTTTGCATCTGGTAATATTCCACAGTTTGAGGTAATTGCACCAGCATTGATGGGCGGACTTCGCACGCCAGCAGGTCGCTATACTAACCATTCTAAGAATCCGAATGCAATGATGTTTCGTATGGAAAATGGTGATATATACCTTGTTGCAATGCGCGACATCGCTGGATGCAAGGGCGGAAGCAACGGCGAAGAAATTACAGTAGATTATCGTCAGGCTTTAATCGTGACGATAGGGGGTTATTGATATGAGTGCAGTAGCAGCAGCAGTTATTGGGAGCGCAGTCATTGGCGGCGCTGTTTCTATGAGCGCAGCAAGCAAGGCAGGAAAAGCGCAAGTTCAGGCGGCTGATAGATCAGCAGAAGAACAGCGTGCGGCGCGTGAGGAAATGCGGACGCTGCTTAACCCATATGTGTCTGCTGGTACTCCAGCTTTGCAAGCGCAGATGGCGGCGCTAGGGCTGTCAGGTCAAGAAGCGCAGCAAGCATATGTCACTGAGCAAGAGCAAAGCCCAATCTTTCAGGCACTTGCACGGCAGCAAGAAGAAGCTCTCCTACAGAATGCTTCGGCAACTGGTGGGCTTCGTGGCGGCAACGTACAAGGCGCACTAGCGCAATTCCGTCCACAATTGCTGAATCAGTTCCTTGATCAACAATATGGTCGCTTGAGCGGATTGTCACAGCTTGGTCAGGCATCTGCTGCGGGTGTTGGCGCGGCTGGTATGCAAAGCGCAAATCAAATTGGTCAAGCTTACACGCAAGCAGGACAGGCAAGGGCTGGTTCTATAATGGGCCAAGCTGGTGCTTTTAATCAGGCGCTTGGCACAATAACTGGATTTGGCACAAGCGCGACTGGCCAAGCTGCACTAGGGAAGATTTTCTAATGGCTGAACCATATAACTATAATATTGCATCTCCTAATGCTGCTTTTCAAGATGCGTATGCGTTTGGTAATGCTATCGCAGCGCAAAAAGCTGCACAAGTAAAGGCTGCTGAAGAAAAGCAAAAAGCGCAAATGGCTCTTGAATCTATTGCGAAAGATAGGACACCGGAGAACCTTGCTAGGAATCTTCTTCTTGTTCCGTCAATCAAAGAACAGGTTTTGGCAAGTGAATCCATATTAAATGAAGCAGAGAAAACCGCTAACAATCAATTCCGTGCAGAAGTAATCGGATTAGCGAAAGCCGGAAACATAGACGCAGCAAAGGCGCGTCTGAAGGCACAGGCAGATGGTTATGCAAACACACCAGGCAAAGAAAAAGAAGCGGCTGCGGCACAAGCTCTACTAAAGACTTGGGATATTAATCCTGAATCCGTTATTTTGCCAATGACCATTCAGTTGGCTGAGAGCAATAAGGACTTATACAAAACATTATTTGAAAATGCAGAATTAACCGCATTCCAAAAGAATTTAGTAGCCGCAAACATTGACCCTAAAAGTCCTCGCGGCATTGCTCTTGCCGAAAATTTTGCAGTCAATCAGGCTGATCCGCTTGTTGAGATAATGACACCAAACAATACAAAATTTGTTGGGCCTCGATCTGAATATTTTCGACGTTATGGTGAAAATGCTCCGCAACCAAATATTATTCCGTCGCCTAAAAGTGCGGAGGAACGCGATGCGCTTCCGGCTGGTACACAATATTATGCGCCTGATGGAAGTCTTAAAACGAAGGGAGGTCAGACTAGCACACCGCAGTCTGGTAACTTTCAAGGGCAGTGACATAAACCCGATTGGTGATCTTGGAAAGCTTGGGTTCCGTCCTACCAGTGGATTCAGAACGCAGAAGCACCAAGATGCATTAAGGGCGCAGGGTTTGACAACAACAAAGACGGGATCGCATCCTATAGGTGATGCATTAGACTTTTTCCCGCCAAAAGGAATGAAGATGTCTGAAGCGATTGCCTTGGTGAAACGAACATACCCAGGCACTCGCGTTGCTGCTAGTAACAAAGGTGCATTGCACATAACATTTCCTGGTTGGGGTAAGGCCCCTGACGTAAGTCGTTCTCGTGAAAGATATGGTGTTTAATATGGCGCAAGAATGGTGGTCAACTGACGAAACCGTGCAACCGAAACAATCGGTTTCCGTTGGCGTAGAAATTCCGCAGGCTCCAGAAAAGCCTAGAGAGGCTCCTAGCGGCTATCGGTATAGTGACGGTGGCAATCTAGAGATTATTCCTGGTGGCCCTGCTGATCCCAATGCTCCAAAGCCAGGTGATTTAAAGCCGACTGAAGCGCAAAGTAAAACATTAACGCTTCTTACGCGTATAGCTGGCGGCGCAAATGATATTAAAAATACCCTCGCGATTAATCCTGAAGCACAAAAAGCGGGAATATTGGAAACACTTTCTCGTGATGTTTTGGGTGAAGGTGTCATTACCCGCAATCTTTCTGGCGAAGATCGTCGCATAGTTACGGACGCGCAGGGCAATATGCTTGATGCGCTTTTGACTATGGGAACTGGTGCAGCATACAATGAGGAGCAGAAGGTAGCTAACCGAATAAGCTATTTTCCACAGTATGGAGATTCAGAACGCGAAATTGCAATAAAGAATCAACGTATGAATCAAGCAATTGAGGCTGCGCGTATCCAAGCTGGCCCACTGGCGGCTGACTTTGAAAAAAGCATACAGCCACTTATGGGTATAATTGAAGGAAAAGTTGAAAAGGATGCTGCTGGACGCGAGATAGTTCCTGCTGAATTGCGCGTTGCTCAGGGCGCTGAATATTCAACTGATGCTGATTTTAAAGTTCGGCAGGATAACGCAGAAACATGGTCTGCGACTCAAGGATTGCCATTCGATCAAGCCATTGCGAAGTTCAATGCGGACATGAAGGCAAAAGACCCTAACTATCCTGGGGCTGGCAAAGAGCTAATTGATGTTTTGCAAATGTGGGAAAAGGCTGCACCTGGCAAACGTAATGAGGTGCAATGGGAACTTCCTAAAACTGGCGTTCGTGAAAGCGGAGGCCCAGGAGCCGCCGCTGCTATTGGCTCTGGTCTTGTTACTGGAGTCAGTGCCGGACTTGGCGAAGAATTCGTCAACCTTTTTGATGAAAACGCTGCGGCAAAGCTAGAAGCTGCAAAGCAGTATGGCCGTGAACAATATCCATTAACAACGTTGGGCAGCGAAATCGTTGGTGGCGTAATTTCACCAATAAATAAAATCATTCCTGGCGCTCCTGCTCTTGCTCCAGCCAAAGAAGCTATTACGCAAACTGCAAAGCAAGCTGCTCTTTATGGTGGCCTTGCTGGGGCTGGTGAAGCTGCTCCTGATGCTGGACTTCTTGAACGCATCCCAGGCGCTGTAATTGGTGCTACAACTGGTGGCGTTGCTGGTGCAGCAGGACAAAAGTATATAACTCCTGCTGTTACATCTGCGGTTGAAAAGTTCGTTGCTCCTGCAGTAAGTCGCTTAATCACGCCAACTGCTGGGCAGGCTATTCCTGCCGCTGAAGCCGCTGGTATTCCATTAATCACTTCCGACATTGTTCGACCAAAGACATGGTTTGGAAAGTGGACGCAGGAGACAATGGAAAAGGTTCCGTTTATAGGAACTGGTGGCGCACGCGCAACGCAACGTGAAGCTCGTGAAGCCGCCATTACAAAGCTCTATGATGATTTCAAAGGTGGTACTGCTGAAATTGATGATATTACCCGTGACTTTTTAAAAGTTCGCGGTGAGCAAATCGGAAAACTAACACGCGAAAAGGGTGAGGTTTTTGATAAGGTTTCTGGATCACCAGTTGATGTATCAGATACCTTAGCTGTTATTGATTCTGCAATTACTCGGTATGGAACCCTTAAAAGCTATGAGCCATTGGTATCCAAATTACAGACATTCCGTAATGACCTAATGTCCGGCAACATAGCTGACATAGAACTTACTCGCAAAATTATTGGTGACGCGCTTGGAGATGATACTCTTAAGCCTGTCGCATCTGAGTTGAAAAAGGTTGTCAATGACATCTATCCAGCTTTGCGCCAAGACATGGGGCGGCATATTCAGCAATTTGGAGAAGCGGGAGATTTTGCTAAGTGGCGTTCTGCCAATGCAGCCTTGTCAGACTTTGCTACTGATCTTGAAAACTCCACTATAAAGCGCGTGCTTAAAAATGGTAATGCGACTCCAGAGGAGGCTACAGCATTATTGTTTAGCAAGAAGCCAAGCGAAGTTCGCGCTCTTTTTGGAAGCCTGAGTGAGGAAGGTAAGAAAAACGCACGCGCTTTGATTGTTCAGGATATGGTTGAAAAGTCTGGTGGCATTGATGAGCTGAGTCCTGCTAAATTTACAACTCAACTAAAGCAATCGGCCAAAAAAAATGGGGTAGCCTTTGAGCCAGCCGAAGTTGCTCGTCTTGACGGTCTTCTGCGTGCATTGCAGTTTACACGGCGTGCTGACCAAGCAGCAGTTACAACTATGAGTGGGCAACAACTTTTGCCATTTGCGGTAACTGGTGGGGTTTCTTATATGTCCCCAGGAACTGGGATGGTTCTCAGCACAATTATGGCTGGCGCTCGTGCATATGAAACAAAGGCAGTTAAGAATCTTCTTGTTGCATTGTCTCGCACTGCACCTGGCAGCAAGGCTGAACAGAACGTATTGGGTAGCTTAACTCGCGTAATGTCTCAAGAAGCTGGTCGCAAGGGTGGTGAAGGTGGTCAATCAATGACAGAATCTATGTCTCCACCAGAAGCACCTACACAATGACCTTTCGCAGTAACATAATTTCAGCTATAAGCTCAAAGACGCAAGGGATTAAGTTCTAATGGCACTTACTCAAGTTACCGGCCCTTACCCCATATTCACTGATCTAGACGGCTCGCCTCTGGATGATGGATACCTGTATATTGGCGCTATCAACGAAGACCCTGAACAGAATCCGATTCAGGTGTTTTGGGATAGCAACCTAACCATTCCTGCTACTCAGCCAATCCGCACTAATAGCGGCTACGCTTATCGTAACGGCACGCCAGCGTTGATTTACACTGCTGGGCAGTTCTCAATCACCATCCGTAACAAGCGTGAGGAGTTTGTCCTTTACAGTCCTGTGGGCTATGGCTTCGACCCTGGCTCTGTATCTGCGTCAGTTGTTCAAAACGACTTCATTGGCGATGGTGTTCAGGTAGACTTTACGCTATCTACTGCGCCAAGCACAATCCTTGCAACCAACGTATTCATCAACGGCGTGTATCAGGAAAAGGATAGCTACAGTCTTCTAGGGAATGTTATCACGTTCTCGATTGCGCCACCGCTAAGTTCCAGCATTGAAGTAATAACGAATGAAACTGGTGTTATTAACTCCGGTAACGCAACAGCTATCTCATACACGCTGACAGCCCCTGGAGCCGTTGCACAGACCGTTCAGACGAAGCTGGAGCAATACGTCTCGGTTAAGGACTTTGGTGCTGTTGGCGATGGAGTCACTGACGATACGGCAGCATTTAACACGGCTATCGCGTATCTCAACACAATTTCGTATTCGGCTGTGCTTGTTCTTGAAGGTGATTTTGTCATCAATGGAAGCCTTACCCCAATCACGACACCCCGCAAGGTTATTGATGGATATGGCGCAACAATTAACCATGACGGCGGAACATTGTTTTCTTTTGGGGTTGGCGGAAACACGGGGATAGTAAAAGGTATTCGTTACTCTTGCCCAACATCTCCGACTGCCGGAACGTGCTTTATTAGCTTTGAGGGCTGCAATCAGTGCGAAGTCCGTGACATTACAGGGCGCGTAAATCAATTCGCTAAAATTGGCCTTTCTAGTTTTGTTGGTGGATATATTCTTGAAAATGTTAATGTCTCCACAATTAACGGTGTGCAGACAGTTATCAATCATGGAACTGGTGCGGTATCTCAGATCAATAATCTGGTTTTAACTGCAATCGGCACTAGCCGTGTTCTTAACCAAACAACCCCAAGCGGCGCTACAGCTACTGCGATTAAGTTTTCTAATGCGTGGGACACTGCGATTTGGTCTGGCTTGCTGGTGAATGGCTACCTTTATGGCCTCGACATCAACCGCACGACTGCAAACGTAAACATCTCGAATGGCCGTGTGACGAACTTCTACTTTGATTTTTGCGCTAACGGAATCCGTATGAAAAACACGGCTCTAGGCGGCGGAATCAATAACTGGTATTTCAGCAACGGCTGGTCTGTTGGCATGGACGGATACAGCATCGACATTGATACTGGCAGCTTTGCTAACATTAAGTTTGAGGCTGTGCAGGCTTTGTTGGCTGGTAAAAACAACTGGCGTATCAACGGGTCTGGGTTCACTGACATCACTATTCAAAATTGTGTTGGTCAATTCGCCAACCGCTACAACGCTACTAATACAGGCACAGATCAAG